AAAATCCTTCTGATCCGCGATTAATCTTCTTTCGGTATCATCTGCATCATTTCTTTCTTGCAATCTTTTAACCCTTGTATCCTCTGCAGGATTCAAATAAATAACGAAAGATTCGTCTCTAAATGATTTAGATAAACTTCTAAGACCTGCGGGGCTAAGAATGAAAAGATTCTTTATTGAAAATTCTCCCTTGGATATTCCGTATCTCCACCCATTAAATTCTTGTAGTTCTAGAAATATTTCATCGTTGGATTTAAAAAAATCTTCATCCCTATAATAATAATCTATTCCTTCTTTCTCCCCTTCCCGTGGAGGTCTACTAGTAAAAGATACGCCATATTCGAATCCTTTATCTACCATTTTTTTTCTGAGAAAATCTTTTCCTGATCCCCCAGGACCTACTATTATTATTTTTCCTTTCATATTATTTTTTGTATAGTATACTACTCGTTATCATTGGTTTTCTGACATAACGAGTAGTATACTGGTCATTTGTTGAACATCTGCTGAAGTTCAAATATTAAAGCTAGCAAACTAACTATTGGATCAATTACCTGACTTCTTTGAGATTGATATCTAGCAACAGTAATAACTATTGATGGGATCAGATTTAATTTCTGTGGATTTTTTTCTTCTATCCATTTAATAAAGTCAGAGCTTAAAGAAGCCATAACCTCATCAACCCTACCTGAATATTGGCCAACTACATATTGATAGTTTCCAATTGGATCTGGCTTAGATAAAACCATATTAAAAACTTCCTCATGGTCGAATGTTATTTCGTTTATTTTACTTTCTGTTAGATCTGTTACTCCATCTATTTGCCATCTCTGTATGGTATTTAGTGCAGATCTCATATCAGGAAAATACTTCTTTGTAAATAGCTCAAGACTTCTGTCGTCGTGATTTATTTCCATAAGATTAAGTATTTTAGAAACACGATCTTGCCATTGGTTCTTTATCTCGTTTTCCTCATCCTTACTCATAGGATCAAAATCATAAACTTCAAATCTTGATCTAATAGCATCTGGAATTTTACTTAAATAGTTACATGTAGCAACAAATCTTGTTGTTCTAGCATATTTCTCTATTGTACCTCTTAAAGCTTTGTAGAACTGATCTGATGCACCGTCGAACTCATCTAATACCACAATCTTAATCTGATTCTCTCCGTCTAATATAGAAACTGTAGAGCAGAAATCGTGTACTTTGGTTCTAATTGTTTCAACTGAGCTCTCATCAGAGACATTTATAAAAATGTATGGATGGTTCTTTATTAGAATTTTAGCCATACTTGTTTTACCTGATCCTGGGGATCCTGCTAATAAAACATTTTGTTGAAGCCCGTTTTCAAAAGATCCCTTGATCCTTTGTGGAAGGATCATATGTTTTAATTCCTTTGGTCTTAATTTTTCTGTTAATAATTCTTTTATCATTTAATATTTTTTAGTATTCTTTCCATCTCAGCATCAACAACTTTCTGTGCTATTCTTTTATACTCATCTCTTATAATAGATTTCTGCTCTTCTGTTGCAGATTTCATATTAAGAGACTTAAGATGATTCCATTTAACCATCGAAGAAGCTCTATATCTCTCGTAGCTGGTTAATTGGGCTCTTTTAGATCTTATAAGAATTTTAAGTATTTTATCCTCGGTAGGATTATTCATTCCTTTAAATTTCTGAACACTAGGTATTTTTTTTAAAGAAATTTTAGATGCTATCTCTTCTATGTAGGCTCCAAATTTTTCATAAAAATCGGATTGAGCTTCCATTGTTTTCCTCCTGCTTATTTCCTTGTGTCTGTCGTTTAGGTGTTTTATTCTATCCAGATTTTCTTCCCTATATTTAATCGAATATTGTCTTGTGTAACTAGTGTTTTTTAAACTCCATTCTTTAGATTTTTTCTTAGTGCACTCAGCACACTTATGTGCCTCTCCTTTATAAATATAAAAATCAGTCTCTCCATGAATCCTACATAAACCCTTTAAAAATTTTGTTGTTTTAACTTCCATATATTAAAATTTATATTATTTACATAAACCAGTCATATCATCTGCTTGATCTTTATCATGCCTAATCTCTACAAATCTAGGTAGAAATAAAGACCAGTTGTTGTTCTTGTCGTTTATAACAACATTATATTGTATTGCACACACCTTACCGATTTGTGAATCCGGATTTTCACTAAGATCTTTAAGATCCTGATCTGTAAATCCTGCACCTACCTTAACCTTTATTTTGCCGGATGAATCTTCGCAATAGAATCCTCCAATGAATCCTTCTCTTTTTCCTTCACCAGGGTACCATCCAGTAATTACTAAGTCACAGTCATTTACTTCCTTAAGTTTTATCCAATTCTTAGATCTCTTACATTCGTATACATGCTCAGGACTTTTTAAAATTACTCCCTCACCCCCACGTGCGACGATCTTATTATAATAAGCGTATATGTCCTCTTTTTCTTTAGTCAAGAAAGAATCTGCAAGAGTTACCAAAGTTGTCTTATACGTCATAAAAACACCCTCTAATGTACTTCTTCGAACATCGAAAGGAATAATACCTTTCCCAGTCTTAAGTGTCTCACCATCTTCAAGGTCGAAAACATTATAGAATAAATCGTCACCAATAGATTCCATCGGTTTTCCTTTTAACATTTGGGTTACTTTTCCTGATACGCTCTTCCTATTTGCATCTGTAAGTTCCCCGTCAAAAAACCATTCCCCTTTGAGTCCTGAATTTTTAAGAAGGATCATACACTCGTCTGCAATTTTCTTAAGATACTGATTAGGAATCTCGTTAAATGCTCTCGTGTAAAACTTTACTTCTTCTCCTGAGATAAAAGCAATAACTCTAACACCGTCATATTTTTCTTCGCAAATGATAGAATCCCATTTCTTTATTTCGTCTTCATCATCTTGAGCAAGCATTAAACTGGGATCTTGTATCACTTCCTTATTAAAAGCCTTGTTAATAAGTTTTGCTCCTATTCCAATGTTTAACCTTTTGGTTAACACCTTTGCTAGGATTTTTCTTTCGTCAAATGAAAGATCTATACAATTCACTAATTCAAATGCTTCCTCTCTAAATTTATCATTAGAAGCAGGAGCTATAAAAAGCCTAGATGTTAGATCCTTGAATTTATCAAATGGATCATAGTCAGTATCAACTAAATATGGGGACTTCTCTATTACCTCTAGTTTGTGTAACTTTGTTGTAAGGAAAGGATCTAATGCAACTTTTAAGAGATACTCTAGTTCTTTGGAATAGTTATTTTTTATAAGATCTTGTTTGATCTTTTGTGATCCATTTCCAGTAGCATTTTCTATCTCTAATAGGATCCTGAGTTCTTTCTGCATGAATTTATTTTTAGCTAATATAGAAAACCAATTTAAAAAATAAAAAGGATTTAAATATTATACTAAATAAAATCAATAAGTTTTCAATTAAATCTCTGCTGCTGGCTCTGCTCCTGCTGCTGGTTCTGCTCCTGCTGCTGGCTCTGCTCCGGTAGCTGCTTCTGCTCCTGGTGCTGCCTCTCCACCGGTTGCTCCTGCTCCGGTTGCTCCTGCTTTTCCTGCTTCTTCAGCTTTCTTTACGTATGACTTGTTTAGTTGAATATCGTCATATGATAGATCTAGCCATCGCTCAATCATAAAATTCTGATCGAAAAATTGAACCTCTTCCTCGTTTATAGTTTCTTTGATTTCGCCCATTGATGTTATGAAATCTATTTTCTTTATTAGCTGCTCTATTTCTCTTGATTCACCAAATAGATTATCACTTTCGAATTTAACACCTATCTGACTTCTAAATTCAGAATCGTTCTTAAGATCTGGAAAATCAAGACACATTTGTATCCATAAAGGCTTAACTATTATCTCTTGGAATATAGATCTAAGTCTTGTTATAAATTTAGCAAATCTAACTTCATCTCTTTCTGCTCCATCAGCTCCAGTCTTAAATACGTTATTAGACCCAACCCCAAATCTTGAAGAGAATCTATTATAAGGTATTTTTGAATCTTGTCTTAGTTTATTATAGAAATAAACAACAGAATCCATTACATTTAGATTAGGACCTTGTGCATTCAGAGTCTCTATCTTAACTGATTCACCCCCTTGTTGAGGGAATAAGTAGTTTTTATAGAATTGCACATCGGGTCTACCGTTTATCGATAATTCACCAGATATAGTATCCAACTTAATATCTTCCTTGTATACTGACATAAGCTCTCCTAAAGTCTCTTTAGCTTTTTGTGGAGCTTTACTTCCAATAGGAACTGTCATTTTAATTCTATATTGAGCATTCATAACATTCCAGATTATCCTAGAATGCTCCATAATTTTTAATAAGTTGTATGATCTTATAAGTCTTTCAGTATAAGAAACACGTGAAACAGTATTTGCTTTAGCATAAGATATGTAAACGACCTGAGCATCAAGTAGCTTTCTTTGTCTTACAGTTTCTCCATAATACTGCCACCATATAGTTTCTCTTGTTCCGTCAGGCTTTTTCTCTATTGCAGGTGTTAAGCTCACTGCGTCTAATTCTTTAAAACCTACTATTTCTTTTCCGTCGTTAGAGTATATTATTTCAAAAGCTAAAAATCCTTCTACTACTAACTGTCTAAAATATTGCCATCCAGTAAGACCGTTAGCAAAGTTATGTAACACGTATAGTTTTCTGAAATTTTTTCTTAGGGCTTTAACCACATCCTCTTTTAGATCCATACTCATTAGTGCTGGATGGCAAAAGAAGTTCTTCTCATCATAAACTACAGCTTCGTCGCATATAGTGTCTAAGATGTATTCTATTTCAGCATTTAAAGCAAATGTTCTAAGGAAGTCTCTTTTGAACGGATAATCTTTATCAAAGTATGCAATATATTTTCTGTTGGAAGTATCCTGTGCAGCTATACTATAAATAAAATCTTCGTCAGAATCAGTAAATCCAAATCTTTCTCTCATATCAGCTTCGGATACACCTATTGCCATTGAGTCTTGAATTACCATGTCTTTGTATTCCATACCAAAAGACCCTAATCCGCTAATAGTTTTTAATATCCTAGAGATATTCGGATTTATTTTTCCTAAGTTATCTAAAAATCCAGCCATTTTTTAATTTATAGTGTAAATTCGTCACCCCCACCTTCTGCTCCAGTAGCTCCTTCTGCTCCGGTAGCTCCTGCTTCAGCTTCAGCTGCTTTTTTCTTCTCTTCAGCTGCCTTTTCTTTAGCTTTTTTGTTGGAGAGAAGGTCTTGTCCTTTTACTCCAAGCCATCTGTCAACTAAGAAATCCATGCTAAAGTATTTTTTACCAGCAGAATCCATAAGAGCAGATATTTTAATAACCTGATCCTTTCTTGCTGTTAAAACTTCCATTTCTTTAGCCTCTCTGAACATATTCTCTTTTACGTAATCTAATCCAAATTCAGATTTTATTATGTAATCCTTTTTTAAGTGAGGAAAATCTAAACAGAACTGAACCCAAAGTGGCTTCATCAATATCTCTTGGTATATAGATCTTAATCTGTTAATAAATTTACCAAATCTAACTTCTTCCTGATCTAATCCCTCTGCAGTAAAAGTAATAGTTCCCTCAGATCCCGATTCTTCTCTACCAAATCTAGTAGCAGGTATCTTTGAATCCATTCTTAATTTGTTTGCAAAATATTTAAGTACTGTAGTATCAGAGAAAGCAGTTGCGTCACCCCCACCTGGTAGAGGTTGTATATCTGGTGTACCATTAGGTGAAGAAGGCATCAGATAATTTTTAAAGAATTGTATTTTAGGTTTTCCATCTATACTTAATTCTCCACTATCTGTATTTAATCTTATATCCTCTTTGTATATGGACATTAGCTCTCCTAATGTTTGTTTTGCTTTCTGTGGAGATCTTGTACCAATAGGAACTGTCATTGCCATCCTGTAAGATGAGTTCATTACGTTCCAAATAATTCTGGTATGTTCCATTATTCTAAGAAGATTAAAGGATCTAATCATTCTCTCACAATAACTAACTCTAGAGGATGTTCCACCACCTTTAGCATAACTTAAATAAATTATCTGAGAATCGTAAAGCTTTCTAGTCAAGGACGGATTATCTGGATATTGTATCCATATGTCAATGAAAGATCCATCAGGTTGAGCTTCGACAGTAGGTATTAATGACCAAGGATCTAATTCTTTAAATCCTACTATGTTTTTTCCTTTCTTATCAAATACTATTTCAAATGCTAGAATACCATCAACTAAAAACTTCCTAAATAAATGCCATGCAGAGATGTCTTGATTAAACCCAAAAAGGTTGTATACCTCTTTATATCTTTTTTGTACTTTCTCGTATGTCTCATCGTCAACATCATCGTGTTCCATAAAAGAAAAATAAGCCCAGAAGTTTTTTTCGTCATAAACTATGGACTCGTCACATATAGTATCTAATATGAATTCAATCTCTGGATTTTGTGCAAATCCTTGTAGATAGTGTCTTTTATTTTTATAGTCCTTATCAAAGTAAGCTATATACTGTTTAGTTGTAGTATCTGCTCTTCTTAAACCAAATAAGAAAGACTCGTCTTTAATCCCTCCCTTTTGTAGAAACTGGGCTTCCGTTATACCTACTGCTTGAGAATTTTTTACAACAAGATCCTCGTAGGCCATTCCAAAACTACCTACTTTCTTTATATTGTCTATAATAGAACTAAAAAATGATTTTTTATCGTCAGTAAATCCAGCCATTAGACTTGTGAATTTTTATTATATATCTCATTTAACCGGGTCCCTTCAATTGATCGAGTATCCAAATATATTATTCTAGTCCAATCTTCAAAAGGAATTTCCATAACATCACGAACTTTTTTTAAATCCCATGCTCGATATGCGTGTTTATAGGATATTCCCTTAAGTATCGTATCCATAACTTGGTAATCTGTTTTTAATGGAGATTGATTCCTACCCTCTCCCATTTCCAGACTTTTTATATTTTTTTCTATTTGATCTTGGAATACACTCTGTACTCTTTCAAAGAATGCTAATCTAAATACAGGTGATATTAATACGATATCCAATCCGTAGAAAATATTTTTATTCTCGTAGTTGTCGTATCCAGTAAAGAAAATAATGGGTCTTTTATTTATGAACTTCTTACCTGGTTCTAATTTGTCGTTATATTGAAAAGAATAAACTTTTCCTTGTAAGAAATTTAATGGATTAAATTCTGAATTTTTATTAACATAGTTTTTTACCCAGTGCATAAATGATTCTTCTGGAAGGGAGCTTAATCCAGATACTGATAGCTTATAGTCATTAAATCTTTTTCTAAAAGGTTCAATCATCTCATTATAAAGCTTTCGTTTATAGCACCAAATTTATATCCCCTAGATTCAGCAAATCTAGTTGCTGCTTCAAACTTAGCTCTATTTGTTATCCACGTTTTGAGTTTTTCGTTATAAGACCTTATTTTCTTCTCTGTTAGATTTCCTACAGGCTCCTTAGGTCTTTTGTGAAGTGCATATTGATCTTCTGGCTTTATTTCTATTAGCCAGTTTTCTAGGACATCATCTGGTTTTTTTACCTGTATATAATAATCTATAAAATATTTGTGCTCCTTTTTATCGATTGGGTTCCAATACATAGTATAAAGAGATTCCGAACTCCATTTTGTAATGTTTGGATTGATGTCACAATATTGACAAAATTTTCTTTCCCAAGAGCTTCTGTAAATTATATTATGGATATCTCCTATATATTTTTCAGGATTCTGTGGACGATAAAATCCCTGGTCATAAACGCTGTTCTTATTAGGCTTAAGATTTTTTATATTTTTCATATAAATAAGTCAGATTTAGTTGATGTTATAATTTTAAAATCTTCCCACTCTTTCTGAGTCATCTCAGCCTTAGCTCTATTTTCAAACCAAGTTAATATTTTTAATATTATCCCTATCTATTGTGTAAAGATTTATTATGTCTATCTTCTCTTTCTCACTAAATTGAAATTTTTTTGGCATCCGAGCTTTATCTATATGTATTCCAAATTAGTACAGAATTCCAATTATACATTATAATTGGAATTCTCTTCGCGAACTATTCTAGAAAAAGGAATAGTCTTTGGAGATTTAGGCGGATGTATTTTTTTCCATCCCTTCTTCATTCCATTATGTGCTATTTGAGATATAAAGGCAAAAGGATTATCTGATTTAGCAGGATCATATCTGTTCCAATACTTAACCAAATCTTCCAATCCTGAGGACATGCAATCCTCACGATCTTCATTATCTCTGTATGAATGTGTTTTAGACATACCGTTTACTATAAGGGTAAACATCTTAACGGTCTCATCGGTTAGTTGACCTTTTTCTTTGCTTTCGAGTAGAGCTCTTTTTAGCTCTTTGTTTTTTACGTATATCATTCTTCTTGGTTTGGAATATTATTTTGGAGTTTTTCTATCTGTTTTTCTAAATTAACCCTTAATTCTTCCAAATTTTTCCTCGAATTTCTAATTGTCTCTATACCTATCTTACCATTTTCTTCGCTAGAAGTTTCTAATTCTTTTATTTTTTCTAAACAATTTTTCAAATCGTCTAAAACAAAATTGAGTCTGTTGCCAACGCCCTCGTCTGGGTCTTTGTCAACAGACTCATTTATCTGTAATTTATTTACTTTTTTTTTGTTCTAGGAGCAGAAGCAAAATTTGCTACTTTATCATTTTCAGCGAATCTTTTACCATTCTTTTTGCTGTTTCCTTGAGCATCTGCAAAGTTAAAATCGTCTTCGTCTTCCATAAATTTCTTAGACTTTTCTGATTTACCTTTAGGAGCTTTCTCGACATGAGAATTTTTTTGACTCTCTTTAAGAGTAGCTAAATTCATATTTTTTAAATCCTGAATAAACTTAGCAGATCCTTTTAAAGAAGCACTTGGTGCTTTAGCAAGATCTAAATTTTCTAGACTGTCGATGAATTTTTTTCCGCTTCCTCCTTTTCCTTTATTAGGAAGATCTGCCATATTAGCAGAACTAGATTTAACACCTCTTCCTGTTAAAGGTGCTGATTTACCACTCTTAGGTAAACCTGCCATAGTTCCTTTTTCATTGTTTATAAACTTAGAAGAAGATCCTGTTTTTTTATCAGGAGCCTGAGCCATATGTTTTTTAGAAAGACTTTCGATTCTAGAATCTTTGTGTGATCCTCCTCTGTTACCAGGTGCATTTGCAAAGTTTTGATTTGACTCGTTAGTATATTCTAAATCAAGATCTGGAGCTTTAATATCGTAACGATCGATTTCATCTTCTAAATCTTCAACATCAGAGAAGAAATATTCTCCTGTTTTACCTTCTTTGAAAAGTATAGTATAAGTTTTAGAGCTTCCATCTACTCCTATAACTCTACCTCTATTTCCATTTCTTTTAATTCTAACCTCAGTATCGATAGGATATCCAAGATCTTCGTTAATTGAAGGAACTTCTTTAGCCTTGCTTTCGAATCTAGAAATTTCAAGATTAATTTGATTCCATCTGTCTTGAAGAGATGAGATTTCGTCATGGATGCTTTCTTCTAAAGTAATAATTTCGTTAGAATTAACAAGTAAAGGATTATCTTTCTTAGCTCTGTCTAATTTCATAAGCTGATTCTCCAATACTCCGATATTGTTAATGATCTCATTCTTATCATTTTTCATAACGCTTAAGAAAGCTTGTTCGCCTTCTAAGAATTCTGTTAGGGATTCAGAGATATCGTACTTAATAAAATCTTTGATTATGTTAATTGCTTGTGTTGCATTAGCTTCATAGATTTTATTTAATCTCATAGCAGGATTAACAGTTTGAACATAAATTCCTGCTTCAGTCTTAAATATATTAGCCTCTACGTTTTCGTATACTTTAGATTTGATTTTTTTACCAAAATCGATATCAACGATATCTTCTGCATTTTTAGCTACGAAAACCGCTTTGTTTATTTTGTGGTTTGAACTTTCTAAAAGATTGTTAGTTGAAACACTAACTGCAAGTGGAAGATCTTCTTCGTTTATTATTTTACCATCGAAATAAACTTCCTTAGATTCGTTTGTAAATACGATCTCTACCTTGTTATTTCCGATATTTAATGAAATCTTATTGTTATCAATTTTTACGTCTCTATCGGTAACTATTTGAGCTTTATCTGCAAGTTCTTCTGGTACTTCGTCCATGTTACATTCTTGAATAACACCCGACTCGTGATCCATCTTCAAGAATTTACCAGATGAATAGAATAATGTCTCGCTCTCATTAACTGTAATAGGTGAATAAAGGCTGTCTATCTTACAAACATTATTATCAAATCCTACATGGAATTTACCAGAGTTCTCGTTTTCATAAAGAGATAGGAAGCTAACTAGATTTCTAACCAATGGATTAAATCCAAAGCTTTTAAGTCCGTGGATAAGTGTATCGCTGGATTTATTTTCAGCGAGTAACCAGTTTTTCATCTGAGCTGTAGCATCAGAGAAAAGCTCTCTTCCTGGAGAATTTTTTATAGATTCGTAAGCCTTAAGTACTTCTATTTCTCTTCTTCTGTTTTCGAAAGTTCTATTTAGATTTTCTAATGCTTCAGA